CTTAAAGCGGCACGGGATGTTCTGCGTAATCTCCGTGTGTCCCTCGTTCTGCAAAATAACAAGGGCTTCACGCCGTCTATGTCCACCGGAAAGAAGATACTCCCCGTTTACCCGGCCAATGATTAACGGCTCTTGCAATCCGTCCATAAGAATTGATGTTGCCAATTCTTCCAAATCGTCCATGCTATAACGGTTGTGCTTCGTAACTTTGATTTCGTCCAGGTTAAGGGTTATTGCTTCGTAGTTGTCTACGCCCTCAACTGCTGCCCTGGTTGCTCCGTTCATAAGGTCCATAATATTAAATCCCATGTTATCCCCTCTCTTTCTGCTCTGCTGCCATGTGTGGTTTATTCATGTATTCCAGGATGAAATTTTTATATCCTTGTGCCGCTCCGCTTCTCACGCAATAGGCTATTGGCGTTTTGTGGTAAAATGTACTGTCTTTTACTTTCTTGGAATGGCGTATGATTGTATTAAATACGGGCAATCCGCTTTTTTCTCTCAACCATGTTTCCGCCGCTTCGCTTGTGTCTGATTTCTCATAGTCCGTAATAAGCACCCCGGCAATGTGGGCTTTGCGGTTCAACTGCCTAACATTGTTTACCTGGTCCACCAATTCTTCCAATCCGTCCAGGGAATAGCAATCTAAATTCACGGGTATAACAATTTCATCCGCTGCCACAAGGGCGTTTATTACATTCATGCCTAAATCCGGTGCGTTGTCTATGATGCAGTAATCATAATTTCCAAATGGCGGCGTATTTTTTAATTCTTCAAATGCCCGGCGGTATCTGTCATGTTGTGGCGTTTCCGTGTCCGCCTTAATCTCCAATTCCGCCAACTCCATAAAATAATTGCATGGTACAATGTCCAAATTCTCAATTTTCGTGTGTCTTATTGTGTTTCCCCGGAATGTGGCTCTTTTTAATACTGCTGCCGCCGGGGCTTCTGTGTCCCCCAGGTATTGATTAAATAAGCGGCTTGCGTTTCCTTGCTTGTCATTGTCGAACAAAAGGACTTTTCCCGGCTCAACTGCTCCACGCTTTGATTTAAACCCGGTTGCTAATAATTCCGCCATACTGACCGCCGTTGTGGTCTTGGCACATCCGCCCTTTAGGTTTAGTGTGCAAATAATTTTCATGCTTTGTTCCCTCGCTTTCTTTTTTGTGGCTTGCCTTTCGGCTTCTCGCCCTTTTTAACCATACGGGCGTATATGTAAAAGGCTGCGTTTACTCCGTTGTGCTTTACCTCTGCATCCAGGAACGTAAAGCCCGGATATGCCTTTTCCATTTCTGCTTGTAACACGCTACTATCAAAGGTCATTTTCTCCACCTTTGCTTTTCTGAATTTTGAGTAACTGCGTTTTGGTTCATCCGGTTTTTTCAAATTCTTGGACGGGCACCAACGCTTTGTTCCGTGTGGGTTCTGTGTTATGTATGTAGCAAGTCCGGTTAATAAAAAATTCTCGTCCGGGCTTATGTTCCTGGTGTTTGGTCTATCGCACTTTCCCCACATTCTTTCTAACTCGTCACGGTCTATTCCGCCGGATATGAGTAAATGAAAATGTGGGCGTGTGTATTCCTCAAATGCGATTATGTAAATATACTTTGCATTTTCTAACCCTAACTTTTTACGCTTGCGGTTTATGCGGCGTATAAAATTAACCACATCTTTTTTTGCATCCTCGTAGGTTTCCGGCAATAACCCATTATTCCAACCAAACGTAGCCCATATATCCCCTTTTCCAAAATTGATATTGGCTAAACGGATTAAATACCGTCTTGCGTTCTTATCGTTGAGGTTTGATTGTGACGGGCTTGTTTCTCTCTTCTTTTCCGTCTTTGGCATATCTGCTTTGAATTTAAAGGACGGGTACACCATACTTTCAAGCAATGTTGTGTTGCTCTCTGTATTGGTGCTTTTGTATGTGGATGTTCTGTATAGGCAGTTTACCCACCCCTCTTTCATCCACCTTTCCATTTCTGCTTCCTCTAACTTCTTGCACTGTTCTTTGTATGCTTCCTCATAATCGTAATTGTCATAATATCTTTTACCCATTGCCCCACCTTTTCACTTATCTATCTAAAACCCACCTATCCAGGCAGATATAAACATATATTTCTATAATGGTTGATATGTTAAGGCCCATTACAAGGACGGCTAAACCCGGTTGCACCGTCAAAAAAATTAAAATCTACGGTCCCAATCTTCAAAAAGCCACGCCCATGCCTGGCGGACTTTCAAAAATCCTATGAACCATAAAGCGGCAAGCGTGAAAAATCCCGTTGCCGTAACTGCTGCAATTATGGTAATAATCCTTACGACCATGTAAAACCAACCTTTCCAATGCGGTTTCTTCCTATATATAGAAAAACCACATTTACAAACACTATATATTGTGCTATACTCTCTTTGTTGAGTTCCAACCCCTATTGTTTTAGGTCCCCACCTTTGCAATAGGGGTTCGCTTTTTCTATGCTTCCGGTATTTCTTCAAACTCTGTTTCGTAAATATCCGGTGCATATCTCATTAAAAGGCTTTTTGCTTCCTCTTCTGTTATGGCGTGTCCTACTTTCTTGTTGTAGTCCTCTGTATGCGTCAAAAGCCAATTTCCTTTTTCACTTCTCCACAATTCACAATCGTATGTAGTTCCTACTTCTCTATTTCCGTAAATTGCCTTAACAAGTGGGCTATTGGTTTCATACCATTTCTTCACATTCGCTATTTTCTTCATTTTATCCGTATCGTACTTTAATCCCTGGATAACAAACTTCATTACTGCACCCCTCTTTCCGCCTTTTCCTCACATTTCCAATAATATTTATTGATAATCAACATTTCTTTGGATAAAAGCATGGATAACCCTAAAGGAACGGTTATAAACGCTATTGTTGCACCCCCCTCTAAAATCTTGATTGCTACGGCCGTGAAAATCAGCAATGCAACGCCGTTTAACTTCTGCATGGCAAAATACTTTTTTCTTTCCCGGCGTTCCCTGGCGGCTCTTCTGTGGCTTCTCTCCTGGTTCATGGCATCCGTGTAGCCTATCATATAGGCTCGGTCCAACATTGCTTTATATGGGCTATTCGGTTCGCTTATCTTCTGTACTGCTGCCGTCTGCATCATGTTGTGTTCCCTCGCTTTCTGTGTTAATCTCTTTGTCCTATAAAGCCTTTAACTCTTTGTAAGAATGTTGCACTTTCTTCTAATGTGTTTCCTATGCACTCCGTAAGGCCCATTTCATTTAAAACAAGTTCTAATTGTTTTAATCTCAATATTTCTTCTTTAATGGCCGTTCTTAAACCGCTTATGAAAATTTCTTTTGCAACTGCATGAACTTCATCATTAAAGTTAAACTCGCTTTTGTTTCCGTATAGACTATCCAAATACTTTATTTTCCCGTCCTCTACTACCATATACGGGTTTCTATTTTCAAGCCGTGAACCCTCTCCCTCTAATTTTGAGCATAAGCGAACCGCATAGGACATTTTTTCGTTTCTGATTACAATTGTTTCCTCGATTTTTTTACTCATTTCCTTTTACCTCTCATTCTGCTATTTCTTCCATAATCTCTTTTATTTGGTTCATGGTGCTTTCCACTTGGGCTATTGTCATGTTCTTATCGTCTATGTAATAATCCGCATAGATTTTTCTTGTATCATTGCCCCACCGCTTTATCTGCTCCGGTAACGGCTCATTCACGGCATCAAATACAAGTCCTTGCAATCTGCACCACTCCACGGCATTTTCCAGGTCCGCCCCGGCTCTGCTTGTCCACAATATTATTTGGTGTCCCTGGGCTTTTACCGCTTTCGCAAAAGCAACCATTTTTTTGTTTGGGGCTACAATTTCCGGGAAACGGGTAATAGCCAATGTGTTATCAAAATCAATTGCGTATATTGCCATTATTCGCCCTCTCTTTCTGCTGCCGGGTTAAGGCTCATTTCATATTTCATAAGCATAGCGGCCGTCTGTACGGCTTCGCACGCAAGGTTAATTGCGTAATCTGCGATTTTAAGCGGTGTTATCTCTTCTTTCAGATAACAAGGCGTTTCTTTCCCTCTCACATCATCCCATAAGCACTTAAAGGATGCTTCTAACTCTTCAAGGGCTTCTTTGCTCTCTTCTAATTCCTCATAGGCAACCGCCACGCCCTCATGTTTTGATGTAAATAACGGGAATTGCTCATTTGCCCGGTTTAATTCTCTGTTGGCTGCTGCCGTGATTTCTTCTTTTAATTTCTGCATCATGTTGTGTTCCCTCGCTTTCTGTACTGCTGCACCCTAAACCATGTAAGGGGCTGCAAATTCATATACCGGCCTATCTGCTGCCGGGTTCATCTGCTCCGGTTTGGTATAAAGTTTTAATGTGATTGCCGGGTTTCCGTCTGCATCCGTTCCCCGTGGGTTGAAATTGTACTTAAATCCCAAATGGCTATTCATGGATGCACCTTTTAAGGTAAAGGCAAAATTACTTAATTCCCTTGCCCCAATCGTCACGCCCTGGGTGTTTAAATCTCTCCACCGCTTAAAGGTGCTTTTGATGTGTTCTAAAAAATCCGGCTCAATCTGATTGTTAATAGGCATCATTGTTTTTTCTTCCATGTGTTATTCCTCGCTTTTCAATATGATTTCCCGGTATATAGTCAACTGCAAATCTGAAAAACTGTAATTTGGTGTTTCTTCCGGGTGTAATGGCTGCATTAGTCCCAATTCCTTATATCTTTTATGGGTTATGTCCACTTTTTCTTTTAGCCGTGTGACCTCTTCCGCCATAAGTGCTTCATATTCTGCCATGTGTACCAAATTACCCAAATATCCGGCAAATAGTTCATTGCTTCCTTTTGTAATCCGTACACGGTCCGGGCCAGACATAACGGCCACAATATCCGCTAATGTCATACGCTGCACCTACCTTGTGGCTTCTACAATGGCGTTGTATAAATCCGGTGTTCTTTCCCCGGCTTCCAACCGCTCTTTTAATGGGGTAAGTAATGGATAAATGATTTTCCCCATATATCCGCCCGGTGCATATTTTGAAAGCATATCATTGACGGCGTTTTGTGCCGCTTCCCAATCTCTCAATATCTCCGGTGTTTCCCCAATCGTTATTCCGTCCAATTCTTCTTTAATGTGCTTTGCAAACATCTTTTCTGTTTCATCCGTTACGCACGCACTCGCTACAATTCCGCTATCAAGAAGAAACTGCAACATCCCGTTGGCTAATGAGTTCGGTGTTATGGTTTCATCTGCCGGAATTGCTGTTTTAGTTGTTTCTTCCCGTCCTGCTGCCGTCTTGGCTTCTGCTTCCGCTGCTGCCAAAATGCTTTCCGCCGTTGGCTTCTCTTCCGGTTCATTCATCCCGGTAAAATTCTTGTTTTCTGCTTCCATGTTTTGTTCCTCGCTTTCTTCTGCTGCATAAATGCTTTTTGCTATCTCTTCCGCTATTGCGGTAAATACCGTTATGGTTACTGCGTTACCAAATTGCTTATATGCCTGGCTATCTGAAACAACTTGTTTCCAATCGTCCATAGGGAACGCTTGTAAAATTCCGTATTCTTTAGGTGTCAACTTTCGCACCCTCAACCGCCTTGTATCAAATATTTTCACTTCTTGTTGCCCCCCCTGGCACGTTACAAGCGTTGGTGCTATTCCGTCCACGGAATACACACGCCGCCATTGGTCTTTCCCTTTAATGTCAAGCATCCCCACCATTTGGCAATCCTGGTTATTTGCTCTTTCCATTGTCTTGTTCCTTTCGCTCTTCTATAACTGCTATCATGTCTTTCTTTCCGGCGTACCCTTTATAATCCCTTGCGGTAAGGCACGGGGAAACATCCGCAATTTTTAAAACATTTCTTCCGCACTTATTGACCGTTACTGTTATGGGAAACTCTGTTGCTCTCTGCCCCCCCCCCTGGATTGATGATAACGTGTTGGTAGTTATGCTTCTTTGTGATGCTTCCGCCCCCCAACTCGTAATGTTTTACCGCAACCGTTGGGGTCTAAAAGCCCGGTTTCCTCTGCAATGTCCGTAACCACGCTTTCTTCCGTCTGTTCATCTTCCAGGATGATAACGCCGTGTAAATCCTGGGCGGTAAGTGTAAACATTGGCTCGTCCTCTGCCTTTGCCCTCGGTCCGTTCTGCCGCTTGTTGATACGGTCCGGCGTAATGCACGCATGGCACTTTCCCATTTTCTCTAATTTCTCCATTGCCTGGGCTATAATGGTTTGTGCTTTTTCATCCGGCAAGTAATATTTTTCCGGCACGTCTTTTTCCAAGTAATCCGATAATTTCGGTACAAATTCGTGTTGCTCTTTTGGAAATGTAAATGATAGGTTCTTTTTGTTCCTGGTCCCTACTACTGCGTAACGGTCCCGGTTCTGTGGCACGTTCCAATATTTGGAATTAAACATTTCAATATGTGCCGTGTACCCGTGGCGTTCATATTCAAGGCGTAATACGGGCAAGTATGGGCGTAACCCTCGCACATTCTCCGCAATGATAACGGCCGGCATGGCGTGTTCTCTCTCTCTCTCTGTTTCTTCAAGTAATCGCATCATTTCAAAGAAGCATCCGCTACGGCTCGCCGCCTTAAAATTGTTACTGCTGCACTTGGGGCAAATGGTGTTGCCCGTGTACTCTTCCGGGTTTATCTCTATTTCCTCGCCGCAATCCTCGCATTTTAAAATCATGCCCCGTTGCTTTCCGGCAACGCTCAAATCCTGGCACGGGAAACCAAACGCCCACACATCCGCTTGTGGGATGTCTGCTTGGTGCAATTCCTTTATGTCTGCTTTCTGTACATGGTCCCCTACGTTTGCCCGGTAACTCTCCACGGCGTATTTATCAAAGTCCCATGCCCCGGCTATTTCATACCCGGCATTTTTAAATGCAATACCCATTCCGCCGCATCCACAAAAGAAGTCATTAACCTTTAATTTTCTCATGTTAAGTTCCTCGCTATCTGAAATTTATATAGTCGGTGTACGCTTCGTAAATCTCCATATCTTCCCCAAATGCAAGTTGACCGTCTATATTTTTATCTTCCATCCACCACTTAAAAACTTTAATTCCGGTTTTCCACAAATCTCTATTTTTAAGCCCTCTCCGTTCTCGTTCAATCAGCATCTTGTCAAATGCTCTTATATATGCTTCCTTGTACTTTGGATAACGTTCAAATTCTTTCCATCTTCTTTCTCCGGCCATTGGGCAACCTATACATCCAACTCGGCATTGACCGCATCCATATAACGGATTTAAAGGTATGTTATTAGTTTTTATGTACCACCACAAAAATTCATCATCCCAATTCAAAAGTGGATTTATTAGTGTTTTATGTGTGCGGTAACACAATTCAAAAATTCTTCTATTTTCGTCATTGTCGAGATTGTAAACTATCACGCCGCCTTTAGGTGTTTCTTTAAAATCTTCATTATCTTTTATTTTTTGTTTCAATTCTTTTTTAGGGTTTGTGAAAGTAATCACGCCTTGGTTGCTCTCTCTGTTTTTGCTTTCTGCTTTTCTTACCCCCGTTACCAACTTCTCCCCAATACCGCTATTTTCTTTTAAATCCGCACAACAATACCTCATGCGTCTTGTTGGTGGCGTTCCGTGTCTCACTATCAATTGCCACATTGTTTCTTTGGGATAACTGATTTCATATTCAATTCCCATTTTTTCAAATTTTTCTTTTTCTTCTCTCACAAAATATACTGTTTCCGGTGCATCAACCGTTGTGTGGTTATGACGCACCTTAAAATTTAAACCGTATATTTCCCGTGCTTTTAATGCAATATGTTTTAAAACACTACTATCTTTTCCGCCGCTATCCGATATAACACAATTGTCATAAGCACATAGAACTTGTAATATCTCTATTGCTTCTTTCTCTAATTTTTCCATGTTGAGTTCCTTTTTTATTTATAAACTTCTTTGTGCTACTTCTGCCCGGTATGGTGTTCCCCCACGCTTCAATTCGTTATAAATCGTTGCTCTGTGAAACCCAACCGCCTTTGCAATATCTGTAACCTTTGCCCCGGTTCGCTCCATTGCTTCAATCTTCTGTCTGTCGGCGTATGTAATACGCTTATCTCCTTTTTTCACGTTTCCACCCACCTTTCCTTAAAAATTGGCAAAATAAAAAGTGCTACAAGAGTTTTTTAATTCTCTTGTAGCACTCATATTTTCCACAATAAAAAATCAAGTGCGATAGAGTTATTAACCCTTGTCGCACTTGATTTTACAACTTAGCCATTTATTTAAAAACATAGTACTATAAATATGCCCTTTGGGTAACTAAAAGGACGTATAGCTTAATGGATAAAGCAATTGTCTAACTAACAATCAGATGCGGGTTCGAATCCCGCTACGAAATGTAGCAGGTGTCGTTTATACGGCACCTTTTATTTATTTCTTAAAAATGGGTATAAAAATACCACTAACCATTTCTGATCAGTGGTATCAGTGTCTATTTTTCCAAACTGTATAAATGATGCATACCACATAAAATATCACCGATATGACAAAGCATCCGATTTTGATTTTCAAATATAAATCAATCATACTTATTTCTCCAACTGCTTCCGCAGATATGCTTTATAATCATCCAGCCCTTTAAACTGATCATAATTATATGGCGGAGCATTCTTATGATATTTTTCTTTGTACTCCCTTTTTAACGTTTTAATTTCTTCGTCTTTTTGTATGGCTTCAACTATTTTCATTTTACTTTATTGCTTTTTAGAATGCCGTTCATATTCTTTTGCCACACGCTGCAAATCGGATGATAGCTGATCTATGCTGGTACTTTCCTGTAACTCATGAAGAATCTCCCCCATCGACATATTTAAATCGATTTTATAATCTGTTTCTATAAACCTGCTAAGTCCTGCATCAATATAGCCAAGCAATCCAGAAGCAAATTTGCTCCATTCCACATCTTGTCTATTCATCCCATATCACTCCTTAACGATTACTTTACCACGATTTAATATTACCACATGCTGTTTATTCTGAAAACCATTTAAAAGAATTGCATCATAACCTTTGACTGCAGCATAAGCTCCAACATTTCCAAGAATGTCCTGATATGCCTCTGGTTTATTGCCAACAATTTTGGGAATTCCCGTTTTTTCGTATTCTGTAAATATTTCTACAAAATCAACTGTTTTTACATCATCTGTTAATAACATTTCAATAATTCGACCAGAATCATCTTTGCCAGCATAGAGTTCTGCTACTTTCCTATCTTTATCTGCATAGGTACCATATCCGTAAACTCCGCGGCCAGCATACATTTTTCCATATTTAAACGCTTCTACCATATCTTTTGCAGACATGTCAGAAGTGCTTGCAACTCCCCGGTACCAAACCTGTTTTTTTACTTTTTCATTTTCAAATTCTGCATCAGAAATCACCCTCGGCAAAGCATCATATTTTAACTTAAAATTCAAATAGTCTGTAATTGGATCACCATTATCATATTTTAATACCGAAACATCATCCAATAATTCTTGACCGTATTTCTTTGCCTTTTCAATTGTTTCTTCCTGTGTGAGAATATCTGCAGCATCTACATTATTTTTTATCGTTTTTTCTTTTCTGTCCTCATACTGCTCCGCTGCTTTAAAATATTTCTCCTTAAAATCTTCAAAATTCTTTGTCTTGTCAAGTCCAAAGAACTCTGCACGTTCTTTCAAGGTATTCAGCTCATCTTCATCCAGTTCCCATCTGGCTCGTTGGAGCAGTGCGCACCTGCAGTTACAATCCTGTGCAGCGATTCCAAACATTCCCGGCGCATCTGCCTGCATTCCACCAACCTCAAACGGCTCATCCAGTTCTCTGATCTGACCGTCCAGCATCCGGTGCGTTTCTCTGGTTCTGTCATCCAATGTTGCATCCCATTGTTTTACGATGTCTGCACCATGGTCCTTTGCCACCTGCTGTGCATCCATAGCTGACTGAATCTGTATCCGATGCCCTTCTGTCCGGACAATCCGCATTGCATTATTGTAAGCTTTTGAAAATTCTGTGGTTTTAAATGATTTTGCCAACTTTTTAGCCACTTCATTCCAGGTAAAACCTGCAGCAATTCCCCGGGACACTTCCGCCCGAATAGATGTCTTTAATTTTCCAACATCCTCTCCCAGCCGGTTATACAGTCCTTTACTGATCTTGGAATCTGTCTGTATTGCCCGTACCACAGCTTTCTGGTCAATCGGCATGATAAGCGGAATATCCTGACCATGCAGATCATACATCACACCAATATAGCCATCCTGATAGCACCGGGACAGGTAATCAGACACTGTCGAATAGGAATCAGACTGCAATGCTGTCAAGATTCCCTCCAGCTGCTGCCGTATTGCTTCCTGATACCGCGTCTGGTAGATAATAGATTGCAGATTTTCCAGATCGGTTCTAGCAGACAGCTCCATGATTTTCTTTTCACAGTCCATCAATGCCCGCCGGTATACCTGTTTCAGTTCATTCAGCGTTCTCTTTTCTCTATTCAGTTGGCTCTGGAGTACCGCCTTTTGTTCCTTCGTCATCTGTCTTCACCCCGTCCAAAATGTTCTGCGCCCTACTCAAATCATTGTCTGCTTCGTCTGGATCAGGAAACTTATCTTTGATTTCCTCATAATCGATATCTAGGACATCACAGATATTTTTCATCAGTGTTTCATTGTCAAGCTGTGCTGCCAGTGACAGCAGTGTATTAATACGTGTCTGCTGCTCCTGTGCATTATTCAAAGCAATCTGCGCATTTTCCTGTTCATTTGACATTACTTCATGGCTAAAATCGAAATGTACCTGGCTGGTCAGATACGCAGTTTTGTTTTTCTCATTAATCTCATCGATTACCAGCTTCACAAGTTTGCGTAGCATCTGTTTTAACTTAATTTCCAGTTTTGAACATTTCAGGTCCAGCAAAGAGTATGCAGCCTTAATTGCAATGTTGGTGGTTGCGTTGGTATCCTTTAGACTGGCGGTATTCAATCCCATTCCAAAGCGATAGATGTTCTTCTCATCCAGATTTAACTTTGTCTCTCTGGCCTGATACGGGACATCTACGGTATATACCTCTATGCCGCCATCATCATCTACGCCAACCATTTTCTTTGTTTTCAAATTCTGCTGCAGTTCGCCAAGATCGTCACCTTCGAACCCTTTGACTGCATATATCGGATGATCGAAATCAATCAGATTATTGGAAAGCCCGGAAGCCATCAGATCGTAATCATCGATGATATCTTTTACTGTCTTTAATCCACTGAATTGTTTTTTATTGTTGTCCAAGCGAAAAAAAGGAATAACGCCAAAATCTTTGTAGTAAATGGCTTTATCCCCTTTTTTCTGGTATGTAATATGTGGTTTTGGATTGATTTTTGCGGATTTGTCCGGTATGATCTCTCCTTCATCGCTCTGGACGTAATAATATACTTTCTCAGAATCCCATACCTGAATGCGCTTGATTACCTTTTCGCCTTTATCAATGCGGTCAATGTACCAGTAAATCACATAAGCACAGCCATCGTCAGTATCTTTCTCCCTGACTTCCACTACGCCAATTGAATCCGCACACATGAAAGACAGCATGTCTTCTTTATTCCGGTAAGCGAACATATATTCAAAGCCTTTCGCCTGGCATCCGGTCAACGTTTCAGACAGCTCTGCAATAAAATCTTCGTTCTGGTTGAAATATTTATCCAGCTCGTTCTGCAATGCTGGCTCATCTGTTTTTACAAATCCATCAGCACCAGAAAGAATATACTGCACTGCTTGGTCCACCAGCTCTGTAAAGAACGGATGCGATATTTTTGCGTTACTGCGTGTTTTATCCTCAACCAGATTTCCGTCCTCGTTGTAATAAAACATTCTGTAATGTCTTATATCATGATCGCCATCGTAGTATTCCTGCCCTTTTCTGGCGAACTGCTTTTTTTGGGAAACATTATCTTCTTCCATGAATTGTCTTATTTCTTCTGTTGTCAGCATACTTCTTCCTTTCTGGCAATTCTCTCTTTATACAAGCCAGCGTTTTGCCTTCCGCCAGCCTTCTACTCCATATCGCAGCGCTGCCATGGCATCGTCCATTACAGGCACCGGTTCATCCAGGTGTTCGCCTGTCTTTTCATCCTTTTTCCATTTCCACTGCTGCAGTTCTTTTATTGTATTGGTGCAGGATGGATCCACAAATATTTTTCGAGCAATCACTTTGCTTTTGTCCTTCGGATCCGGGCTTCCCTTCAGCCATTCAATCTGTGCTTTCACGGATCCGGCAGAGCCGCCTTTGTCTACTCCCTTTGCCCGGAATCCTGCATCTTTCCACATTTTGATTCGATCCGGTTCCGCTGAGTCACACCACATCTGCCGCTTTTTCGGAATTCCCGCAGCATTTGCTTCTGCAATCCATTCAGCAGTATCTTTTTCAAATCCATACAATTCACGCAGAATATAAATATTTCCATCCTTCCAACCGAGTGGCAGGATAGCATTAGCATGGTTAAAACCAAAGTCCTGCCCGATTGCGAAATCATCATAATCTGATATATTCTGACTGCACTCACGCACTTCCCAGTTATGAAGAATCAGACCACCAATCTCACCCCAATCACCGAGACCATAGATCTGATAGCCTTCTGGATCAACAATCTTTCGTCTCTCCATTCTGGCACGATATGCATCATCTATAAACCGGTTCATCAGGTAGGTGCTGTGATGTGTCAACACATTCGGATCCGGAATATCAAAAAAGACCTTTTTTATCCAATGGTTTTTATTCACCGGATTAAAGGTCAGTCTAATCTGATAAAATTGTCCTTCCGGAAGCTCACCACGCAGACGATCATCAATGATCTCCAGGTCTGCCTGCGTCAGCTCCGTTGCTTCCTCACACCATACATCTGTCAATTTTCCACGCTGAAATGTGATAGATTTCAGTTTTTCACGTTGTTTCTCATCATTCATGCCACGAAAAATAATCTGATTCCCATTTGCCCGGCAGGTCAATTTCAACGGTGACATGTTAATCTGCCAGTACCGGTCAACCTTATCCCCAAACATCCGATACACAGCACCAGTCAGCTCAGCAAACGTGCTGTCACGATTCGTAATATCAGATTTTCGAATACAGACCAGATTCCTGCCTTTATCTTTCATTAGTCGCAGGATATAATTCTGCGCAGTGTCAACGGATTTTCCTGATCCTGCCGATCCTTTCATGACAATATAGCGTTTATGGCTCTGGTCAACCTCCTTGAACCCCGGATTCATTTGAACGTTTATATTCATAAGCAATCAGCTTCTTTGAATGTCCTGAACAGCTTTGGTGACTGAATAGCGATCCAATCAGTGATTGTTTCATCCATTCCCCAACAGTTTGTGCTTCCGCTATTGTTCCACATTCCTGATTCATATAAAAAAGCATGAATAATTTCATGTCTTAATACTTTCTTTCTGTATGAATCCATATCCTGAATTGTATTTCTGTCAGATTCAAATTCTGCAATTCTGATCTGATGAATGCTCTGATCCATGCAACCATCAGCACCTTCAGGCATCTTTCCATCCGGCACATCAAAATGTATTGTGTACAGCGTTCCTAATATCTCAACAACCTTATCTTTCATCATGCTTTTTTACCTCTATTTGTGGAATGTATAACCTGTAAATAGATTTGCACACCGGAATATCGTTTATTACCAGTTGCATCTTCACATACTTTATCAGTTTATGAAAATGAGCTAGCAAAAACAACCTTCCTGCTATTGTTCTTACATATTCAACCTCAATCGGTATTCTCTCAATCGCAAATCTTTTAATTTTCATTGCTATCCCCATAATCAATTTTAATATTGAGTTCCATATCAACGTCTGTCTCGATTTTTTCTGTATACAGCCCATGTGCTTTTCCGAGCAATTCTGCTGCCTTATTCGCATCAGACAGCTTCGCCGGTATTTCTACAATCTGTGGAACTTCTTTTTTTACCGTCTGTCTTCGTACTTTTCCTGTTTCGTCCGGAACATAGGTCGTTTTTTCTTCACTGGTCGTTACCACGATGTGCTCATTCTTTTCTCTTCGCATAACAGAAGTAAGGTATTTTAGTACCTCATCCTGATCTGCAATAAGCTCAGCATCTTTTTCTGCCAGTCTTTTATCTATGTATTCTCTGATGTAAGGTTTTGACAGGTTTTCAGTTGCTGTCTGTCTTGCCGTTTTCTCTGAATACCCTGCACGGATGGCAGCCTGTGTGGCATTCAAATCAATCAGATACTCATCACAAAACCTTTTCTGTTTTTCAGTCAATGCCACCAGTCTCACCTTCCTATCTCTATCTATGCTTCACTCACGTTTATCATCGCCCTACAGATTACAGTTTCATCCGCAATTTTCAAAAAATATATAACTTTATATATGCCGGGTCTCGCCGGGCAAACTGAAATTCTAAGCACATGACCATCCACATCACAGGTACCTTCTGCCTCACACATATCCATATCGCAATTCCAGAATTCATACTGCGCATCTGTAATCTGAAAGGGTAACTCATCACATGAAGTCACTGTCACATACAATCTTCTGTTTTCACCCGTGTACATTCTAAGTGTCTGCGTTTTCTGCAAAATAAGCTGCCCTCCTTTCCAACCTTTCCTGCTCAATCGAATACTTCTGCAGCTGTGCTTCAATCGTAAAACCAGTCGTCTGTGCTTCAATTGTAAAATCTGCCATCTGTGCTTCAATCGTAAAACCAGTCGTCTGTGCTTCTGATGCGTAATCCAGCATCCGAATTTCATATTGGATGTTCTCAATGTCAACCACATACAAAATAGTCGCAACATAAGCCTGATTTCCTGCATCATCCAACGCATAAAGAGCGACGATATACTCGCCGCTCTCTAAAAATGGGACTGTCACCTTCCAGATATTTCCATCTGTTCGGTCTAAGATGATCTTACTGCTGCCAAGCAAGCCCCATACCTGCGTGGTCATTAGTCTGTTACCTCTACAGAAATAACGAATGTCTTACCACAATCAACCGGGTTCGGTGTGATAGTTGCAGATTTGATAACCGGAGGTGCAGTATCCAGTTTCACTGTTCTGGTTACGGTTGTTGTCTTTCCTGCTTTGTCTTTTGCGACAATGGTGATAGTATTGCTGCCCTCTTTCAGCGTTACATCGTTGCTGAAGGTTCCACTAGGAGTAACGGGTATGGGGGCTCCATTTACAGTAACTGTAACCGGCTTGCTGGTTGCATCGTCTGTGGTACCTTTAACCGTTACGGTAGATTTATTTGTAATAAATCCTTCGGCCGGTGCAGAGATAGACAATGTCGGAGGAATCGTATCAACAGTAAATGTTACGGATTTCTGTGCAGCTGCATTTCCATCGTAGTCACTCGCAGTTGCCACAACGGTATGTGCTCCATCTGACAGAGCTGATGTTGGTGTGTAGCTGCAAGTGTAGCCGCCTGTCACTGCAGTCTTTTTGATCTTGGATGTATCTACCGCAGTACCGTCAATTTTCAGAGCGATTGTGGACGGATTAACTCCAGAATCATCATCTGTGATCTTCCATGCAATGGCAGGTGTGCTGTTTGCAAGATACTGGCTTGCAGTCGGTGCGGTGATTGTGATCACAGGAACAACTTTCTCTTTTACCTGCAATCTCAGGCTTGCACCCAATGTGCTGTCTGTTGCATCTTTTGTGGTTACGTTTCCAGCATCATCGGTTGCTTTTACCGTTACCGGATAATAATGTCCGGATAATGTATAACTGGATTTTGACGGAGCTGTAATGGTTGCTTCGTACTTGCCTGTGCTGGTGTTTTTTGTAAGTGTATAAGTCTGGCCATTAATGACCGCCTGTACTGTTTTTACACTCATACTTTCGTCTCCTTTCGCATAATCGTGTGCATAATCATATGGATAATCCAGCCGATACGCTTTCTTTTCCAGCGTAACGCGGACTATATAACTTTTTCCTGTCTGGACCGGGTTCGGATCTAGTTCTGCTTTTGAAATTGTGATCAGCCTGCTTTCTGCCATAGTCCTCTCCTCCGGTTATTTTTTTGTATAATAAAAAGACAGCAGGTAAATCCTGCTGCCCTAGTCAATGTTTGCTACTTATTCTTTTATGAGTTTTGCAATTTCAGCAAATAACTCTGATAATTCTAAACAATCTTGTTTTGTAAGTTCATGAAAAAAATATTCATCACATTCTTCCACTAGCCAAAATTCATCGTTTTTATTCTGTATTGAAAAAACTCTTTCACTATTTATTTTCTCAAGTAAATTTTTATATTTTTCAAATTCGGGATAATCAGATACTTTTTTTACCATAAAAACTCCCTAAACCATATCATAATATTCTTTTACAATATTTAGTATTTCCAACAATGTAATTGCAATATTTTTTCCTTCCAATTCACTTTTATAATTTTTCCGTTGGTTTTCACTTTTTTCACTTATTTTCACTTGATCTAATGATATCCAGTTATAATGTGTTCCATAATCATATGCATAATCATAAGGATAACCAAACCTTTTCGCTTTATGTGCATTTTCAAATGTTATATTATGCTTTAAACAATTATTTGCAAACCGCAATGCTGAAAATAATTGTTTATGCTCCTCTTTTATTTGGGCAATTGGAATACGATCAATGCAATCTGACATCCAATGTATTGCTGTTCCAACAACGAAATAAACATCTTCTGTATCTGCATTTTCTGCCCCTGCTTTAAATATAGCATTCACAGACTTTTCTGCACTATACAATAATAAATTCTTGTTCTCTATCATCTTATGTATCTCCCTGTCATATCAAAATAAACCTACTTTTATAATATTCCATTCCGAACTAATATGCAAACGAAAAAGACATCCGTTTCCGAATGCCTTTTAAGTAGGTTTATTCTCATAGGGGAGAAATCGAGCCGCTGGTTTCCGCCTTTGGCTCAAGTATTATTATAACTGTGCATTTTGTGAATTGTGTGAATCTTTCAAATACCGGTCAACTATTTTGCTTATACTGCTCCGATCCAGATGTACACTCTTGGCAACCTGCTCCTGTGTCACCGGCTTTCTGCCATCGATAAACAGCTTCCGGAAGATACGGTGCCCCAAACTGTCCGGTATCGCATCTACGAATTGCTCCACCTCTTTACACTCCTGCTCCAGAGCTTTCTTCCGCTTAAGATCACGGTCCTGCAATCGTTCGTATTTCTCCTGGTCAAACCCAACCACACATTGTGGCATCGGATAACCTTTGCTGTAATCAAATATTACATCATTCCCGATCATCGTATCTGACTTCCAGCGGTTCTGCAGAGCATAATCCAGTTCCAGTATCTCCGCTTTATTGCTCCGGTATGCTTTCAATCTTTCCTTTGTCATCTTCTCCAACTGCATCGCCTCCCTTATTCCTCTCCTGCAGCGTTGCCCTGCTGCCCCTTATCTGTATTTTACCTCTTAGCTGCTGCCATCTAAGATATGACAGGCTCCATTCCGGATTACCGCCGACTACTGCAAGATAATCAAGTAATGTCTCCATCGTTCAACTCTTTGTGCAACTGTTTAGTTGGTGTATCAGTTGGTGTATTAGTTGATCTATCAGGAGAATTGTCAAAAATATTTCCAACTACTTCATAATTCTCTGTTTCAAATTCGCTGATATATTCCTTGTCAATGCATCCCCGCTGAACCATTACCCAACCATTTCCGCTCCACTCTACCTTAAATTTCGAAACATCTTCTGGAAATTTCTCATCAATGTGTCCTTCCATAATGTCACTCTCAAAAATCATCTTTCCATTCTTGTCCTTAATACCAGTACACTGACAAATAGTATCCGGATTAACCTCATACTGTAAAAATCTGTTTGGTAGTCCCCAATCTGTCATTGTTTCGTGCAGGATGTAGTGATGTACTGGAACTGGTGGTACATCTCCAATCGTGCAATATGTTGTCTCAGAGATTCTGCAATAATATCCCTCTACCCATTCACCTGTTTTCAACCATTTAGCCTTTACCAGAAATCTATCATTCATCATTTTCACTGCCCTCCGCTACTTCCGTCTCTACATCATCTGGTTTAACTTCTACAGCATCTGGATTTATCTCAGAGACATCGATTTCTTTCTGCTCTGCTGGTTCATACAAATCTAAGCTTCCTTCTACTGTTTCCCATTCCTGTTCCATCAATGTAAAACCATACTGTTCCATGAACTGGCATACATGCAAAAGTTTCCTGCCTTTTTCTTCGTTGTACTGTCCTCTCCAGTCTGCAGTCTCTAAGCAGGAATCTGTTCCATTCCACAGGTAAATCAGCATCTGTTTTTGCGTACTCAGTTTATCAAAATATTCTGCTGCCATATTCAGTTCTTCACCTGTACACTCATACTGTGGCTTTCCACAATAGAAATCATATATAGCAGATTTATATATACAGACGCCTATCTCAAACATAAGGCTCCAGATTGTTTCCACAATGCCAGGACTATCTTTCATATAAATTTTTCCATCTGTAATATCCCGCACAAAATCTTTCATGCGCTTATATAATGCCTTATTAATACCTTTGATTTCTTTTCTATTACGATCCCTCTCTTTCGTTTTTCGCTCCTGTTCGGTTTCCTTCTTATGCGGTACTTTTTTCAAGACATATATGCTGCTATACATCCGCAGGTAATACAAATTTTCCACATTCTGTGGCAGTTTTAATTTTTGTGGGAGTTCATCATCAAGACCATACGCCCGCACTTTTTCCCATTTTCCGGAATAGTACTCGTTTTCGGCTTTCTTTGGTGCTTTCTGCACTCCTCTGGTTTCCAGCATTGCTATTAATTTCTTCTCACTTTTATTTCGATTTGTAATTCTAACCGACTCACTGGCTCTCCAGATGAGCTGACTTGAATTGCTGGACTCTTTTAAAATTTTGTCTCTTTCCCTGACATCTTCTACCTGCTCCAATGCATATAGATCTTTTAGTGATAACTGGAAGCTGTCATCTTTCTGTTTTTCCTTGAGGATATTCTGATCCAGTTTGGCAATCTGCAGTCTGCGCCGAACCGTTGTCCTGGAAAACCCGGTTCTTTCAGCTATCTGAGCTTCCGTATCGCCAAGATCAAGCATCATCTGGAAGCCCTGCGCCTGTTCCGTAATAGTCAAATCATTTCTCTGCATGTTTTCTTGCAACATGATTCCAACCTGGTCTCTGTGGTTCAATCCTTCCGCTATCTTACATGGAAATTCCGTAAGTCCTGCTGCCTTACCAGCAGCAAAACGTCTGTGCCCGATCAGCAGTGTGTACCCTTTCGGAGAATATTTAGAATCTACTTTCCGCAGGTTTTCTTCATCCGGATGTTCCAGATAATCGTTGATTGCCTGGTTATGTTCTTTGTAATCCATCCAGTGTCCCGGAATTACCGTAAGGTTCTGCATGATACCCTGTTTTTTAATTGATTCTGTCAATTCTGAAATATCTCCAAGGTTTTTTCTTGGATTATCCGGATGCTGATAGATCTGATCCGCTGCTATTAATATCATTTGCATGTCTTTCCTCCTATCACTTCTTCGAAGTTTTTCTCATTGCCTACCGCAATTTCAATAATCGGGGCTTTTAACTCCGGATTGATCGCGCATCCGATTTCTGCTGCCTGGTAGAATTTTCTCTTTTTGAAATTGGCCAGTATTGCCCCTACCTGTGCATCTTCCGGAAATAATTGCAAATATTCCTGTAATTCTTTATTTTTCATCTCAGATCTCCCTTGCTACCTTTTTACCAGTTCGCCGCTTTTAGCCATGTGTGCCAGCTCATTCATCGTGAACGATTCCACATAGCTGCTGTGCTCTCCAAACATGTTCGTGAAATGCATCCGGAACCGCACGAACAGTCCGTGTGATGGAATATGCTCCACTACGGCATTTACCCACTTTCTTTCTTTTAATCCCAATGCTCCGATTTTATAAAATTTGTATCTCTGTCCTTCTTTAAACATCGTTTTCTCCCTTTCTCAAAATGGCAGTTCTCCCAGATCAATATCAAGGAACTCTATCCTGCCCTCTTCGTGTTCTTTAGTGCTCTCCTGCTGCCATTTACCGGTAATCTCTTCATGCATCCAGTTCCGACCAAACTCCTGCATGTAGCGTTCATGTGAATACTTACGTTCAAACGCCTGCTGCCCGATCTGGCACAGGAAGATCCGTGCGTCCCGGTTGGAGTGAACTGCATCCGGTCCATATTCATGATGCGCCACGCACAGATACACCCACAGGCCATAATGCTCTGATTTCTTACGATTTGCGGTTCCGAACATGATATGGTGTCTGTGCAATCCTGTAGATGGCAGTTCTCCGTAATATCCCTGTTCGCCAGCCAGATATCTGCAGATATAGCACTCTTTCTCCCTCTGTACGATGCTTTTACTCATTAGCTAAACGGCAGCTCCTCTTCCAGCCCGTCCGGGATTTCCATGAAGCCATCCTCTGATACAGATGCCGGATTCTGCTGAACGGTCTGTCCTGCTGTCTTGCTTTCGGCAAACTCCTGCTCTTCCACGACGACATCTGTGGTGTAAACTTTCTGTCCGTCACGGTTGGTATAGCTTCCGGTCTGGATACGGCCTGCGAGGGCAATCTTGGTTCCTTTACGCAGATATTTTTCTGCAAACTCTGCCTGGCGGCCAAATGCTACACAGCTGATAAAGTCAGCCTTTTGTTCCCCATCGCGGTTAAATCTCCTGTTTACCGCCAGCGAATAACGTGCAATGCATGTCTGCTCCTGCGCGGAGTTCGACTGTGTGTACCGAATATCCGGATCTCTGGTCAACCTCCCCATTAGAATGACTTTATTCATGTTTCATTTTCTCCTTTCAAATGCTCACAAACGTTGATTTTTATCTTACGGACAGGCTTTTACTGTCCTTTGAGTTCTTTGTATTGCCCTATTTCAAGATCTGTCTTTTTCATTTCATTTTGCATCCAGGCAGTATACGGACTTTTACATGTATATTTCACTTGCAGGTTATGAATTTTCGTCTGCTGCTCAATCTGTTCCCACAAATCCCTGTTCTTAATCTCTTTTCCATCAGATCTTGTCCATCCGTCTGTTTTCCATTCCTGCAGCCATCCAAGCATCAAGGCAGACTCCAGATAACGCAGATCTGTGTGGATCACTACACCGCATCCAGGTTTAAGGTGTCCCAGTGCCCGGATCACCGCCGACAGTACCAGACGTTTTCCGGAAGCTTCCATACATCCGATCTCTGACCTGGTGTAAGTATTACCTGCAGGCGAGACATATTCCAGTACATAACAAAAGCTGGCTTTTCCTGGTTTAATGCGCTTACTGGATACCTCTATGTACAGTGACACTTCCATCATTCTCTCTTCACCTCTTTTATCCTTTGTTCTGTATAGCGTAGATACGACATCCCAGTGTATCTGTTCGTTCCGGAAATGATAGAATCTTTTACGATATAGAATCCCGGTGTTGGTTTTGGTCCATCTTCCAGAATCTTTCTCATCGTCCACCGGAAGTATGTCTTTCTCTCCGGTTTCGGTCTGATCAGATTTCTGGACGTATGATAAGGTTTTGTCTTTTCCGCATCTTCGTGATCCTGCTGTTCTTCCGGAACCGGTTTTGCAATGTACTCGGCCAGATCTTTATATCCGCCAGCTTCCCTGATCGGAGTGAAATGGGTGAATCCAAACGTCCAACAATCTGTGATTAGCATGTCCGTTCCTTTCGAACACTTTGTTCGGTTCACCAGAATATGCACATGGATACCTCCTCGTTTTCCAATCTCTATCCGGTAGATATACTTCAATATCTCGTCATGCTTTTTGTATCGATACCGAAGCCGCTGCAGAAATAGTGCCATGTCCTTCATGACCTCTTCGTATGATTTTCTGGTTCCCTTTGGATACTTCAATGTCACCCACAGGTCTGATGGATAGAAATTGGCTTTGATCAGCCGGCGGATCCGGTTCTCTTTATTAATTTGATTCTGTTTCGCCATCTGCTCCGGAGTTGCCTTTTTCCTCTTTGCTCTCTTCTCACCCTTTGCCCCATACTTCCCGGCAAATTTATATTCAGTTTCTATCGAATTTGAAAATATCCATCTGTCCCGGTTATACATGTCAATTCCTCTAACGTTAATATACTTATACTGGTACGAACGCCGGTCTTAACCGGTTTGTCCTGAAAAAAGGTTTTTTAATGTCCGGACAGGATTTTCCTGGCCGGACTATAGGATTCCACCGTCCTGCAGTCGGACGTTTGCGTGTATTTATAATCAAATTTAAAAGGTATGTACTGCAGCTAACGTATCAAAAATCATATGAGAGGTTCCAATAATTTTAAACGTCCGACTGCAGGACGGTGGATCTATATTATTCTTTTGGGATCATGACTCCCGTAAAAATTTCTTCTAAGGCATCTGCTTTTTCTGCATACTCATTATCTTTCTTGCGCAGCCCTTTTGCTATCGTCTCCATTATGGCAATAATAAATGGTGTATCTTTCATCGGTTTTCCATTTATTACTGCTGAAAATTCGTCTGCGTAGCTGTTCATTTTATTTGATTCCCATTTCATGGTTTCGCTGGCATCTTTCAGCTGCGCCTCCATATATGCTTCTATGAATCTTTTTTTGTAATCCATTTACTTTTTCTCCCTTTTCTTTGCGTTATACAGGTAATTACTTACCTGCTTTTCTGTCAGTTTCATTTCTTCTGCAATCTGTTTGTATGTCCAGCCTGCATTTCTTAACGCAATCATTTTTCCAACATCCACATCATTCTTTGACGCTTTCATTTTCTTCGGTTTCGGGGGGGGGGAGTTTCTGTTGGTTTAGTGACAGGTTCCGCTCCCTGATCTGGCGCATCATCCCATTCCGGCACATTGTCGAACAGATCTGTTTCACTCATCTCTTTAGATGTGTGCCGGATAGTCCGTGATATATCACCACTTGTATGTATCATTTTCCAGCTCTGCAATTCATCCACACATTTTTCGCACAGATCCAATGTGACGGTTTCTCCATCCATTACAGATGCATCTTGCTCTCGTCCAACCCGTTCAATCACGGCAGTAAATGGATTTCCTATAATTTCAATACCGCAGTGATCACAGGTAATCTTCCATTCTCTCATCGGTTCATTACCTCCATTATGGCGGCAGTTTTAATACACCAATCCTTAAGATTCTTCAATTCTTCTTTTTCCATTTGCTTTTTCATCTCCTGTCTGCTATACTCCAGACATAGGTTTTACACCTATGCCATTAGTCAGAGCGTGTGATTGTCGAAGGTTCCACGCTCTTTTAATTTGTTCAGAATTATTCCTGCACCGGCAATTACCAGTCCAATAGCTGCGATCTTCACCGCCAGAATGAATCCAGCTTGTCCCTCACTAGACAGCCCCATCATTCCGATGGAGGCTATTCCAAGACCTGTGGCGCATAGCCCAAATGTAACCTTATTTTTCATCTTCTGTATCCTCCAGATCAATTTCTTCTACTACCGAAATCATCATTAATCCAAGCACCGCAACGCCTCCGGCCAACATCACCAGGATTGCATTTATTACCGTGTGTGGTCTGCCAAAATACAGGAATACAAACACGGCTGCTGCCACTATCGATATGATGATTCCGGCAATTTTCATCTTGTTCATGGTTTTATCCTTCCTTTGCTTCTGGCATATTCTCCTGCTCAGCTTTCTCTTTCTTCACACGCTCTGCATGTTTCAGAAAGCGTTCCGCCGCCTTCATCAGTGCATTCTTGCGCTTCGTTCTCTCTTCTTCTGGAAGATCTGGGAAATGCACTCTGACTTTGCATCCATCAATGTTAAATGTCTTTACCTTGGAATATGTCATGCTCTCACCTTCCTCTCATAGAAGATATGTGTTTGTAGGTTGTCTGGTTACGGTTCCTAATTGCTTTTTCTGCCGTTTTTTCCTATACTTTGATATGTAGACTCCCGCCAGAATCGAATGCCAAAGAAAGGATTTGCTATTATGTCTCACATTTTTACAAAAGAAAATATAACTTTCGCATTATCAATTTTTGGAAGCTTATGAACTTTATTCACATTAATTCATACATTTTTAATTAACAGAAAGCAGCTTCAAATGCGTGTAAATGGTCATGTATTTGGTGACGTAAAAAAAATGATTGTTCTTTATGTCTCATTCGCAAATAAATCCAGGCTTCCTATATCCGTTACAGATATCTGTATTAAAATAGACGATACATACTATCCTTGCTTACAGCCTCCAATTATTGCTTACGAAGAAACAAAAAAAGTAAACGGTGCAGTTGTTTCGCATAGATCAATCTCTTCTCTTTCCATACCAATTAACATTTCTTCTCTCAGTGGAACTTCCGGATATATTTGTTTCGAATTTCCCGAAGTTTCTTTTCCATCCAATGCCACTGAATTGACTTTTTCAGTATCATCCAATCGCGGCAAGGTATTTGAAAAGAAACTTCCACTAGGCCGTCCGCTTCACTGACGTATTTTCTTTCAGTCTCTATAATTTCTCCAACCGGGCTATGATCCGCTCGGATAGCCTCTGTGTCACCAGCACTCAGGCTATCTTTTTCTGTCATCCATCTAATACCAAGTTTCACCATATTGGCGGCTGAATCTAAAACACCTTTGTTTACCAATATTTCGTTATTTGTTCTTGCCATCGCTACTCACTCCCTTCTTGCTCTGCTGGATCATCTTCTGTTGCGAATAATCCTACGCATCCCACAGAACACTGATCAGATACGCATTCAACGACATTCCTCTCTTTTTGGCTTCCTGCTTTAATTTTTCATAAAGCTTTTCCGGAAGCCGGATTGTTGTCTGTACCATCTCATCACCTCTCTTTCGATATCAAAATGATAGCAAAACCATAGAGGTTTTCTGATGAGCGTCAGCTCAGAGGTTTGTCAATAGACTTTGACATTTATTTTATTCTACTTTTAGTAGAGTAACAAGGCAAAAAAATATTGTTTTGTGGAATTCTATAAATCCTAGAAAGCATTTCCATTTCTGGAATACCCGGAACTATTTTTCCTTTTTCCCAATTTACAATTGTCGTTTTAGATACATGCATTCTTTTTGCCACTTCCTCTTGCGTCATGCCCGCATTCACTCTAGCCGCCGCAAGAGAAATTTGTAATGTTTCCAATTTCTCACCTCTTTCTATCCCCCGTATAGCCGATAGGACAGCTATAGACTACTTATTTTTCTTTACCAGATTTGCCAACAATACAACCATCACAATATCCAATGTAATCTGAATAATATCCATTGTTATTCCAAACATAGTTTTCACCGCCTTTCGACTTATTTCAAATATATCTTGACAATGAACCATATAAAAGGTATTTTTTTCTAAGAGGGAGATCTCTCTCCCTCCACCATACTCAGTTTGCCAGTTTATTGATTAAATCAACGATTTGACCAATTAGACTGATTATGGCTGTGACAAGTGCGATAGTTGCGATATCGTGCTTGTCTTTTTTATTGCCTTTCTTTTGGCTCATTGTTTTCACCTCCCTGTCATTTGATGATATAAGTATAACTCTACTTTTTGTAGATGTCAATACTTTTTGTAAACTTATTTGAATTTTCGTATTGATTTTTTCTACTTTTTGTAATATAGTAAACTTACAAATACAAAAGGAGGGTTTCTATAATGAGTGATGATAAATACAAACAAATATTTTCACAAAATCTCCGATATTATATGTCTATAAATAACAAGGAACAAATTGATCTCATAAATGATTTAGGATTCAATAAATCTGCTGTATCTACATGGTGTAATGGGACAAGACTTCCACGCATGGATAAAGTAAACATGTTGGCAGAATATTTTAATATTAATAGATCCGATTTGATAGAAGATCGTCAAACAGTACCTGATACAACTGTCAAAAGTTTCCAATGCGATACTGATGATGAAGCAAACTTAATTCTCTCCTATCGCAAATTAAACGATAAGAACAAGCAGAAATGCACTGCATATACCAATACACTTCTTACCACACAAAAAATGGAAGATGAACTTGTTTTAAATGCCGCACATGACAATGGTGCAACCCCAGATCAGAAACGGCATGCTGATGATATTATGAAAAACCCTGACGAATGGGAGTGATCATGTGACTTACGAAGAACTTCTAATAAAATCAGAACATGATAATTTAATTGTAAAAGAAAAAGATATCCCCGGTTATGGTGGACGGATTTACAAAAATCGTATTGCAATCCATAAAGGATTAAAAACGCAAACTGAAAAAGCCTGTATACTTGCAGAGGAACGCGGACACCACTTCACAACATCCGGTGATATTATAGATCAGACAGATATCCAAAACCGAAAGCAAGAGTTTCGTGCCAGAATGTGGGCATACAATGAAATGGTTGGATTAATGGGAATAATAGATGCTTACAAAAATGGTTGCCGGAACAGCTATGAAGTAGCTGAATATCTGGAAGTAACAGAAGTATTTCTGAATGATGCACTGAACGCATACAGGGATAAATATGGAGTGTACACCACGGTAGACAACTATATAATCTATTTTATCCCAGGTTTGACTGTATTTAAAAAAGAATAAAAAATTTTACACTGTTATTACTACCAATTACAATTTATGGTAAATATATTTTACAAAAGTAGAAAGGATTTTATTATGGGATTTGGAGATATTTTCAAAATCAAACAATTTAAATCAGAAATTGAACGCCTCACTGCTGAAAACCAGGCATTATTTAGCGATAATTCGTCTATGCATCAGAAAATGAGTGAATTAGGTATATACGATTATCTCAAAATAAAAGAAATGATTTCTTCCCTTGAAAAAGAATACGCTCAAAAAGAAGAAGATTTAAAAAATAACTATGAAAAACAACTGGAAAATTCTCATAAACGTATAAAAAAAGAATTACATGATTTAGAGCAGGAAGTTTCTAAAAAATCGATCAAATGCGATGAAATTACTGCTATCCTTACTTCTTTATCTGCTCAAGAAGAAAAATTGTCAAAAAATATAAAAACTCAGACAAATAAGTTGAACAAAATCAAAGAGCTGGTAAAGGCCATCAATTATACTTTTGATAATTATTTAAATTATGAGCCATCGGCCGCTGCTCTCCGTTTTCCGGAAAATAAATTATCAGATATTGAAGAAATCAGCCCATCTGTAATTTTGAAACTTCACTGCATGGATGTAAAAGATCTGCGCAAAGCTTACCGCCAGAACGATAAACAGATTGATTCTGTATTGCAGAAATATTCAGCTCGTTATACCACAAAAGCAAATCAGGCTATTTACAAACTCATGGTGCTTGCATTAAGATCAGAGCTTCAAAATATTTTATACAATTTAAAATATGAAAAACTAGATACATCCATTGAGGACGTGAAAAAAGTTACCCAGAAATTCTTATTGGTCGCTGGTGAGGGAAATCAGAGTATTGCCGGTACACTCACAAAATTTATCGGAGAAATCGAATATCTCTTTATCAACGCAGTAAAAATTGAATACAATTACTACGTTAAGAAGGAACAGGCTCGTCAGGAACAGATGGCTATTAGAGAACAAATGCGTCAGGAAGCACAGGAACGTAAGGCTCTTGAAGAGGAACGTAAGAAAGTTGAAAAAGAAGAATCCAAATATCATACTGAAATTGAAAAATTAAAAGAACAGCTGACACAGGCTAAAGAGAATGAACTGGAACAGTTAAATGCACGTATTTTGGAATTACAGTCACAACTTGCAGATGTTATCGTCAAAAAAGAAGAAATTTCCAATCTTGCCAACGGAAAAGCCGGCAATGTATACGTTATCAGTAATCTTGGTTCCTTTGGCGAAAATGTATTCAAAATCGGTATGACACGTCGCCTTAATCCGCAGGATCGTGTGAATGAGTTGGGCGATGCTTCTGTTCCGTTCAAATTTGATGTGCATAGCTTTATCTTTTCAGATGATGCCGTTGGTTTGGAGAAGAAGTTACATACCATTCTTAATAACAAACGTGTAAATAAAGTAAATATGAGAAAAGAATTTTTCTATACAACCATTGATGAGCTTGAACAGTTGGTAACAGATATCGAGCCAACCGCAGAATTCAACAAAACTATGTTGGCCGAAGAATTCAGACAGTCTCTATCATCAGATGAAAACTATTCCAACGATTATTTTTTGTCCGATGAAGAATCCGATGAGGACGATGATTAAAACTTACACTTCCCCTGCTCCCTGTGGGCGGGGGAACAATAAAAAACTAAATAACATATTTACCAGGGGAGCTGGAGGACGTGCTGCACCCGTCCGAGCCTGTCGGAGGTGGTGCATATGAGTACATATGAGGAATTACAGCTGATTGTATCCGTTGCGGTACTGATTGTTGCAATACTGAGTTATACGCATAAAAAATAGCCGTCCTGACCCTGAGAAAGTCGACGACTATTTTTCGTAAATTAAATTGATTTTCGCCGGGCGGGTGAGCTGCATTCACCTTCCAGCTTTCCTGTTAAGTATATTATAACAAATATGCTTTAAATGTCAATTTAAAAACCGGCTCCTGCTACCAACAGGAACCGGCAAGGAATAACATCCGAAAATGATACTCCCAATTAGCAAAAATATTGTATCATCTTCGGAACAGCTTCGCAAGCGGAACACCCGTTCCCCGCTGGCTGTTATTTTTATACCCATTTTTACATATTTTTACTTAGGAGGATGATGACATGCAGGAAACAAACATCTCTATCAATGAAATTATCATGTATCTGCGCAAATCCCGATCAGATGATCCGTATATGACTGTGGAAAAAGTCCTTGCCCGGCATGAGCGGCAGCTCCAGGACTATGCTCTCTCCTCTTTCGGATCCATCATTCCGGAAGAACGGATTTTCCGGGAAGTTGTTTCCGGGGAAACCATTGCGGACCGTCCGGTTATGCAAAGCGTCATGAAATACCTTGAGAGCGGTCAGATCAAAGGTGTGCTGGTCATTGAGCCACAGCGTCTCTCCCGTGGCGATCTAGAGGACTGCGGACGCATTATCAATGCATTTCGGTATACAAATACTCTGGTCCTTACTCCACCGAAAACTTATGACCTCTCTGACGAGTACGACCGGAAATTTTTTGAAATGGAACTGACCAGGGGAAATGATTATCTGGAATATACCAAGAAGATTCTGAACCGCGGGCGGCTGGCATCCGTCAAGCAGGGAAACTACATTGGGAGCATCGCTCCTTACGGATATCGCAAGATTAAAACCGGCAGTGGAAAAGATACCTCACACACGCTTGAAATCGTTCCTGAGCAGGCTGATGCTGTCAGAATGATGGCACAACTCTACCTTGCAGGAAATGGATTCACACGGATAGCTGCGCATCTGGATTCTCTTGGAATCAAGCCACTGAAATCTGATCACTGGTCTTCTGCTGCCATCAGTGATATTTTATCCAATCCGGTTTATATCGGAATGATACGCTGGAATCATTTTAAAACAATCAAAACAATGCAAAATGGCCAGATTGTAAAATCCCGTCCTACTAACCGCGGAACAGATTACATCCTGGTGCCAGGCAAGCATCCTGCCATTCTCGATCAAGGAACCTTTGACGCCATTGCACAGCGCCGTGGGAAATCTCCAAAGATAAAACGTGGTCATGAACTGCGAAACCCGTTCGCCGGGCTGGTCTTTTGTGGAACTGCCGGATGCGGGCGCTCCATGACATTCAAACAGTTTACAAACTACCGGAGCAAAGTTCCCCGCCGGTCAGAAAGTATGATCTGTCCAAATCAACGTATCTGTCATACCAAATCGGTACAATATAGTGCTTTTGTGGAACGTGTAAAAGAAATATTATCAAAGACGGTGGATGATTTTGAGATTAAATTACAGAATGATGATGGGAATATTGTCCGGATCCATGAGAATATCATCCGGAATCTGGAACAGGATCTGGTGAAATTAAAGGATAAGGATCTGCGTCAGAAAGATGCTTACGAAGATGGAATTTATACCAAAGAAGAATATGCTTCCAGAAATGCCAAGCTGCAGGAACAGATCTGCGAAGTGCAGCTTTCCATCCAACGGGCAAAAGATACCATGCCACCAGAAGTTGATTACCAGGAACGGGTTTCCCGTTTTTCTGACTGCCTGTCTAAATTTGAAGATACGGATATTTCAGCATCGGAAATGAACTTACTCCTCAAATCCTGCATTGAAAAAATCATATATCACAATTCCAGTGAATCCAAACCTGGTATCGGGCGATTCGTTGCCAATCCCTTTGAACTGGATATCTACCTGCGCCTGTGATCTTTGGCGCAGGCATTATTTTACTGTATTAAGGCTTTTTCTGCCTGTAATCTCCTAGTTTTATGCAAAAATAATCACTTCCATCATGTATGAGCGAATGAACTGGCTCATATGGAAATGATCTGCGCTATGGTGCGACAGCTGACACAGGATCTGACACCGGAAGAAATGCAGAAAAGTGGGTTTGATACCTACTATATAGATCACACGCTCGGTCTTTGGCCGGTAGCTGCCAGCGGCATTCCACATAATGCCTGTGAATACCAGTCAAAAGGCGATCCGATTACAGATCTTTTCGAAAATATGGCTGCTGAACAGAAAGCACGGACAACTTACGACAATATTCTTCGTCTGGTCAAAGATCCGGAGGTGTGTGACCCAATCCGCTTTCTGCGGGAACGTGAAGTCGTACACTTCCAGCGTTTTGGCGAAGGTCTCCGCCTTGTGACAGACCGGTTAAATTCCAAAAACTTCTATGCGTTCAATCCGGCTTTTGATGCAAAATCATCCTGTTAA